GGCAGTTCCACCGTGCCTACACGGCCAAGGACCCGCAGACGTTCGCAGTGCTGTCATTCCACGACCGCAGCGCCAAGAACCTACGGCGCCTCGACAGGCGATGGCTGGACGAGCTGCCCCGTCTGCTGCAGCGTCCGCTGCAGGTCGACAGCGTGACGGACAGCGTCTTTGCGGACACGCTGGCTGGAGTGTCCAGCTTCACAACGGGTGGACGGGGAGGCACTCGGTCATTCGAGTTCAGCGGCGCGCACTTGAGCGAGTTCGCGTTCTACACCGACGCGGACGAAGTGCTGGCCCAGTCGCTGTCGACGGTCGGTGACGGCCCGCTTGTCATCGAGTCGACGGTGAACGCGCCAGGCGATGCGTTCCACCGCTTGATCGAAGGAGCGCCTGACAACGGGTGGACGCTCTTCACCTACTGGTGGCACCAGCACGCGCCCTACCGCGATGACGACATACCCGCCGGCCTGCAGTGGACCGAAGAGGAGGAGGCCCTTGCAGACCGGCATGGCCTGGATGACGCGCAGCTGTGGTGGAGGCGGCAGCAGGTCGCCACGTTGGGTCTTGCCAAGTTCCGACGCGAGTACCCGGCCTGCATGGATGATGCGTTCTTGTCGCGCGAATCGACATGGCTGGACCCTGCCGACCTGGACGCCATCGACCAGCGATGGTTCGACGGGCCTGTGCGCGAGTTCGAGCCGCCCGACCATGGCAGCGGCTACGTCATGGGCGTCGACGTTGGAGGCGGCAACGGAGGAGATTACAGCGCGCTGTGTGTGGTCGACCTTGCGACGTTGCAGCCCGCCTACATCGAGCGCAGCAACACGGTAGCCCCGCACGAATGGGCAGCCCGTGTGGCGACGGTAGGCCAGCGCTACGGCAACGCCCTAGTGCTGTGTGAGAGCAACAACCACGGCCATGTGGTCTTGCGCGAGCTGGACCGGCTGCGCTACCGCAAGCTCTGGTCGGACGGCAACGGCAAGCCGTGGGTGACCACGGTGAAGTCGAAACTGGATGCGTTCGAGACCTTGCGCGAGCACATCCGCGGGCGGTTGATCTGGTGCCTGGACCAGAACACGTTGATGGAGTTGCGTGCGCTGGAGGTCCGCAAGGTGACGCCGGAAGCGCCGGTCGGCCTGCACGACGACCTTGCTATGGCCATGGCTCTTGCGTACCGATGCGTGCGAGCAGCACCCGCAAGCCAGCGACGCGAAGCGCAGCAGAGCAGCATGGACGCGTTCATCCGAGACCGACGCGTTGCCCGCATCCGCAGCAAGGCCCTACCCTGGAGAACCACCGCATGATCACGCCGAAGGTCGCACGACAGCTCTACGACGCGCACAGCCGCTATTGGGACGACCGCCGCCCCGAGATGCGCCGACTCCGCAACGCATACTTGATGCGCTACTGGAAGCGCAACCCCGACTATGACGACAGCTTGCTGATCGAGACAAGCCGCGCCTATGAACTGGTTGAGAGCTACGTTGCTTCGTTGTTCGTGCGAGACCCGTCCGTTGTGGTCAAGCCCGACATCCGCGGCGACGGCAACGCGGAGCTCACGCAGGAGATCGCGAACAACTGGCTCATCTCGACGCGCCGCCAGATTGAGGACGGCATGCGGCTAGCGCTCATCTACCCCTGGGCAGCGCTGAAGCTGACAGCCAGCGATGCGCCCGATGTGCTGAACCGTGTGGACATGACGCCGATTTGCCCATGGGATGTGCTGGTGGACGACACGGCTAGCAGTTGGGCAACCCAGCGCTACATCGGGCATCGCTACTACTTGCCCCTTGCTGTCGCCAAGACCAAGTACGGCAACAAGAAGTACAGCAAGCGCACGTTCAGCCGGTTTCTCGACAACCAAGACGACGACAACACGCCAGCCTACCGACGTGCAACCGACCCGGTGGAGCAGGTCACGGATGACTACATCCTGGTAGTCGAGTTCTACGACTTGGTAGTCGACAAAATGCTGGTGTGGTCGCCCGACTTCTTGGAGGGCAACAAGTTCCTGTACGACGGCGTAGCGCTCTACATCGGTGCGACCGATGGCGACGACGAGAGCGAGCCCGAGCAAGAGAAGTTCGCCGACATTCCGTTCCGCACCAGCAGCGATCGTCCGATCGTGCCCATCGTGCCCATCTACATGAGCCGCGAGCCCGACGAACCGTTGCGCGGCTACAGCGCGCTGCGCCGTGTTTACGATCAAGTCGTCGAGGTCAACACCATCCGCACGTTCCAAGCCAACGGCGTGCGGAAGGCAGCGCGGCAATGGATGGTCAAGAAGGGCGTGTTGGACCCGGAAGCCATGGCGAAGATCGCCCAAGGCCAAGACGGCGAGTTTATCGAGATCGAGACCAGCGAAGGCCAAGACATGCGCACGGCCATTGCACCCGTGCCGCACAGCCCGACGCCACCAGAGCTTGAAGCCTACCTGCAGCAAGTCGACAGCGACTTCAGCCGCGGCAGCGTGATGGCACCGTTCACCCGTGGGCAGGCGACGAAGGCAACCGCTACCGAAGTCACCGCGCTTGCGGCATACAGCGCCAGCGAGATCGGACGCCAAGCCCGTGAACGAGATGCGGCCATTGCGCAGGCAGCGCAGACCTACGTTGTCATGCTGGCCACGCTGATGGACAACGGCGACATCATCGTGCGGCTGCAGGGCAAAGCACAAGTCGTGCGCGCCGATGACCTGACCGCAGACTTTGCGTTCTACGCGCAAGACAGCGGCAGCACGCCGATGAGCGACAGCGTGAAGAAGCAGGAGCTGCAAGCCCTGGTGCCGTTGTTGACGCAGCTCGGTGTGCAGCCCGCGACCATCCTCAAGGCGCTGGTGCGCAGCTATGACTTGCCCGAGGACTTCTTGCCCAAAGATGTGCCAGCAACCGGCGCATCGGCGCAAGCACCCGGCTTGCCCGCAGCACCAGAGCAAGCGATGGCGAACATGCTGGCCGGCCCATCGCCCGAGAACATCGCCAGCATCCTGCCGCAGGGAGGTGTTGTCTGATGCCGTTGTACGAATACATGTGCTCATGCCAGACAGTTGAGCTTGTGCGCAAGTACGAGCGCCGCGATGATGAAGTGCTGTGCAGGCTTTGCGGCGGCTTGCTGGTGCGGCTGGTGTCAGCGCCGGCCAAGACCGTGTGGTCGTGGGGCGACACGCCATGGGACGGCTACCATGACCGCGGCTTGAACATGAAGCTGCGCGACCGCAAGCATCGAGAGCAGGTCATGGCTGCGCGCAATCTGCGCGAGGTCGAAGACGGCGAGGTGGAGCGCGAGATTAGCCGCGTTGCTGGCGAGAAGGACCGGCACGAGCGCAACATCTCGACTTTTCAGCGTGTGCTACAAGACACGGGCTCGACGTCGATTGCGATGGCCGAGACCTTCCCCAACCCTGAAGTGTGAGGGCGTGATGAAAGACGACATGGCCATGATGGAAGACGAGTACAGCGATGCGGCTGGTGCGCTGCAGGACGAAGCCGACGCCATGCTTGAGGTGCCCAAGGGCAAGTTCAGCGCGGGTGCGCTCAACGGCCTGGTCAAAGCCTTCAACAAGGCGATGAAGGCCGGCGGCATGGAAGGCGACTACCCGACCTTCAGCGGCGACCAGACCGCGTTCCCTGTCGAGTTCGTGCGCGGGCTTGCGATGCTGAGCGATGCGGCGGCAGAGAGCGGTTCCAACATCGAGATCACGCTGAGCAACATCACCAACGATCGCGACGTTGCGCTGCTTGCTGGCAAGGTCGACGCCTTGGCCAACAGCCCAGAGTTTGCTGAGCTGATGAACGGCGAAGGCGGCGCAACCGAGGTCGAAGTCAAGGTCGACACTTCGCCCGAAGACTTGATGATGGAGCGTGCCTAATGACCCAGATGACGACTGCACCCAACCTGTCGACGCAGGCAGGACCGGACACGGCAGCCGCACCCACCAACGCACCCGACGAGGTGGCAGCAGCCACCCCGGCGGATGCAGGCCAGCGGGGCGTTGAAGCCGGCAACAAGTACAAGGCCGAGGTCAACCGCCTGCTTGACGCATACGAAGCGAAGCAAGCGCGGCTGGCAAGGGAGGCAACGTCAGCCCCGCCACCAGAGCCCGAAGGGCTGCGCGACGGCGAATCGTGGGATTCCGTCTACGCCTCGCAGCCGCCCGAAGTCCAACGGGCGATGGCCGAGATGCGCAAGATGATGACCCGCAAGACGCAGGAGCTTGCGCGCGAGAAGAAGAACCTGGAAGCCCAGCAGCAAGCGCTGGCCAACAGCGGACTGCTCGACACGCTGGCGAAGCAAGCGGGCACGATGCCCCAAGACTTCGACCCGTTCAACCCCGAGCACATCCAGGCGGCGATTGAGGCCAAGGTCGCGCAGCGGCTGAAAGAAGTGCTGGAGCCCATCAACCAACAGCAGCAGAAGCGCGAAGCTGTTACCCGATACGAGAGCTTCAAGGCAGAGCACCCTGACCTGCTTGAGCCCGCTATCAAGTCGCAAGTCTTCGCTGCGCTGCAAGCCGACAAGAACCTTTCCCTCGATGCAGCCTACTGGATGGTCAAAGGCAAAATGCTGAGCAAGCAATCGCAAGAGCAGCAAGCCAAGGCCGACATTCGCAAGCGCGCGATGCAGCGGGCGGCGGTCATCGGCGACCGCGGCTCAAAACCGGGCCGCGAGGTCGTGTCTCCCGACATTCGCGAAGGTAGCGCGTGGGAGATTTACCAGCAGTTGAAGAAGGTTCGTGCCTGAGCTACGGTATCAACGCGTTGCCGCGAGCCCCCAACGGACACGCTTGAGGCAAAGCGTCGGCCCCGTTTTGCGGACACGCCCCCTCCTCCCCTGACTTCAGCAAGGAAGTTCGATGCCGACCACTACTGGTGTGCAGAACGACGTACTTGCAAGCACGCTGCGCATCTTGCGGGACAAGGAAGTTGACAACACCTTCCGCATCATTCCGCTCTTGGATGCTGTGCAGCGGCTTGGGAACGTCGAAGAGGTCGACGGCGGTTCGTACGTCGACAGCCCTGTCATCCTGACCGACCACTCCACCATCACCCAGTTGACTACCGGCTACGAAGCCGTGTCGCTTGCGGTGAAGGACCCGATGCGCACTGCTTCCTACAGCTGGTGTGACGCGACCGCTCCGGTCGTCATCACCCGCAAGGAAGAGCTGAGCAACAAGGGCGAGCGCGCGATTGTGCGCATTGCCGAAGCTCGGCTCAAGCAGACCATGGGCATGTTCAAGCGCGAAGTCGAGAAGCAGTTGATCGCTGGCAACTCTACCATCCTCACCGACCTGCAGACCTTGAACGGTCTCGACGGCGCCACGGGCTGGTTCGAGGAGGTTGCCTTCGGCAGCCAGACCAACACGGTCGGCGGCATCGCAAAGTCGGGCTTCCCGACCAGTTGGCAGAACCAGACCCGCAGCGGCAGCTTTGCGGCCAACGGTCTGAAGATCATGCAGCAGTTGCTGATCGACTGTCAGCAGTTCGCGCCCGAGGGCGACGTTGACTTGATCTTGGCGAGCCCCACTAGCTACGGGCTCTACAAGGACGAGCTCCAACAGCTTGAGCGCTACACCAGCGCCACCGAAGAGCGCAACATGGCGGGCCGGCTGGCTCTCCAGTTCAACGGCGCCTCGATGTACATCGAGCCGAACCTTGGCTTTACCGGCTCCGGCGGCGTGAACAAGGCGTCGATGTACTTCCTCAACTCCAAGCTGTTCAACGTCTACTTCGACCGCGACGCGAAGTTTGAGTTGGGCGACATGGAGAGCATCAGCGGCTATGCCGCCATGAGCGCGCAGATTGCGGTGCGGATGCAGATCTGCTCCAGCAACTTGAGCGGTCACGGCTTCCTCGTCAACGCGGAGACCTGATCATGGCCACTGCTACCATCCTCCAAAGCCTCAACACCGACGCGGACTTTGGCAGCGTGAGCGCTGTGGGGTCGTCGAACCGTCGACAGATCGAGACCTTCATTGCGAAGGAAACGCTGTTGATCGGTGACTGGGTCGCGTTCGACTACGCAGCCGTCGCAGACAGCGATGTGACGCTCGGTGTGTTCAAGGCGGATCTCAACAGCTCGCCCGTGCGCACGCCGTTTGGTGTTGTGCTGCGCTCGGCCGAGACCACCGGCACGCTGACCATCGGCAGCCGGATCGACGTTGTCATCAGCGGCGTGGCGTCTGCCTTCTGCAGCGACAACGCGGGTGCTGGCAGCGCCATTGGCACGCTTCTGGCCATCACGAACACTGCTGGTGTGGCCGATGTCGCTTCGGCGGCGTCGACCCAGCCGGTGTGCGGTGTGCTGGCGCAAACCATCGCTGCTGCTGCTGGCACTGGTCTGCGGCGGGTCGTGGTCGTCAAGAACTTCTGATCCCCGCTGGCCTGCTCACACAGGCTACACTCGGCCCTGTCCGCCTTGCGCGGGCGGGGCCTTTGCATAGGAGCCACCATGCCTGCTTCATCGCTCAGGGACTTGCGCGAGTTCGTGGCTAACATCCTCGACTACAGCCCGACCAACCCGGTGTACAGCAAGCAGGTGGACGCGCTGCTCAACGAGGCCGATCGCTGCATCTGCCAAGAAAAGCCGTTCACGTTCATCAACAAGGTGGTCGACGTTGAGGTGTACAAGGACGTGGTCTTCACCACGCTTGGGTTCACGACATCGACGCAGGTTGTGACTGGAGCGCCAGGCAGCTTCCTAAGCTGGATGGCAGGGCAAGAGATCGAGGTCACGCTGCCAGCGGGCGACACGCTGACGTTCATCATCACGAATGTTGTCAGCGACACCAACCTGCGCATCGACACGGATTTTGCAGAGCCAACGGGCAACTACGCAGCGACCGTCATCAACCGCTACATCGACCTGCCAGGCGATTGCACTTCGGTGCTCGGTGTGGCGCGGCGCACGCAAGCGCGCACGCCCAACGATCCTGGTCTGCTCGACAACCTGACGCGCTACGAAGACGAATGGTGGAACCTGCCCCTTGGCGAGATCAACCTGCCCATCTACTGGATTTGGTACGATCCGTTTCATCTGCGCGGGCCGCGCGTCAACTTTTCGCTGAGCACAGCAGCCGCTGTGGGTCGCGGCGTCCGCACCGTCGAGTTCTGCAGCACGCTGGTCTTCGCTGGTCGCGAAAGCGCCCCTGGCGAAATTGTGTCGTTGACAGCAACCGATGTGCAGGACTTCCTTCTGACGCCGTTTTCGCAGACCACCAACAGCGGGCTCTACAAGCGCTACTACTGGCGCGCTCCGACATTCGGTTTTCACGCATGGCGGCTGCTCAACGACCCGCTGACCCCTGGCGCCAAGATGCAGCTCGCACCGACTGACATCGCACCACGCACCATCGCGTTGTCCGTCACGGACTTGACCAGCAACGAAACGCTGTTCAATGACGAGCGCATGCGAAACCCGGATGGCTTCGCCCAGCGCATCCGATTGTACCCGCGCCAAGACAAGGACTATGTGTTTCAGGTCAGGTACATGGTGCGGCATCTGCCGCTGGCGGAGGACAACGATGTGTCGCTCATTCCGCCAGCGCATCGCATGGTCATCGCGTATCGAGCGCTCGCCGATGTGCTGGTCAAGCACGACAACCCGGTGCAAGCCGAGATTTACCGGCGCAAGTATGACATTGAGTTGATGCAGTTGGAGCGCAGATACCTGATCTCCACCAGTCGGCGCATCGTGAAGGGCAACTGGATGACCAACATGGGCGCGAACGGCTACGGTCGATTCAAGACGCTGGTGCATACATGAAAGGCCAGACCTTGCAGGTTCGCGTCGTCGGCGGGATGGAGCACAGCCTCCCGCAAGAACCGACGAGCGCCAATCTGATCGACAACTGGACGGTCGAGCGCAGCACGCTGGGGTTGAGTTCGCGCATCGGCTACGAAAAGTACCGGCCCGATCCTGCCGATGGCTTCACCCCGTTTGGCGGCTTGGGCCGCATCGACAGCTTGTTCGTCATGCAGCAGAGCACAGGTGGTGCGCGCCAGAGCATCTTGTTTGAGAGCGGCGGCGCGTTGTTCCTGTACTACGAGGTCGGCCAGGCCAACGTCATCTTCAACCTTGGCTCGCGGTTTGCGCCTACGGCAACGGATACTGCTTCAGTCTACGCTCAGTACGGCGACCGGGTAATCATCACCAACGGCTACGACAGCCCAATCATCGTGCGGCCCTGGCCGTTGCCGCGCGCGGTTGAAGTCACGCCTGCGCAGCTCGCGTCACTGTCTCGCCAGATCGGCTGGTATGGTCCACCACCGCAGCCCAATCCTCTGCGCGTGGCTACCATAGATGCAGGCACCCCGATGGCCTCGGCCAACGAGTACACAGGGGACAGCACAAGCAACTGGTATCCGGCCGCGGGCAAGGCCAGCGTGTTCCCCAACATCTTCGGCATGGGCGCAGAAGAAGCTGGCGCTGCGGATGAGCGCAATGTGTTTCAGTTTGCCGTCAGCTTCATCAGCGACACAGGCAGCGTCAGCCCGCAATCCATCACCGTCGAAGTGGTGTGGGCCATCAAAGCGGGAGACAACAACGTGCGCTACGCGCCGTCAATCCGCATCCCGCTGGGGCCGCCCGGCACCGTAGCTCGGCGCATCTACGGCAGCCTCAACGGAGAGCGCGAGCTGTACTTCATCGCCGATGTCCGCAACAACGTCGAAGAGCTGTTCCATTGCGCGCGGCGCGAGGTCAGCTTCAGCGTCCCTGCTCCCCAGCTTGTCGATAGCGTCATCTTCCCTGCGTCCCGCGCTCGATGCTGCGCAATCTACAAAAGTTGCTTGTGGCTGGACGGGGGGGCTGACGAAGGAAACCGGCTCTACTACAGCGTGCCTACGTTCATCGACCAGTTCGGTGCGGCCGACTACATCGCCTTGGCCAGCAACGGCGGGGCGGTCACGGGGTTGTACGCGCACTACAACAACCTGCTGGTGTTTCGCGAAAACGGCATCGACATCGTCACGGGCAGCTACCCTAACTTCAGCGTGCAGTCGCTAAGCGAGCAGATCGCCTGCCGCTCGCCGCAGACCATCGACGCGGTGCCTGGGCAGGGCGTGTTCTTTCTCGCGCTCGATGGCATCTACAGCATTGCGGGTGGTCTCGATGGCGGCTCGACGGTGCAGCTCAAGGAGGTCGGCGCACCGATCAGCGCAGAGCTGAAGCGGCTCACCAAGGAATGTGCAGCGCGGGCGGTCGGCAAGTACAGCCCCATCGAGCGGGCGTATCATTGCTACTTCCCCGCTGATGGCGATGACCGGCCGAACCTGGGCGTGGTCTACCATGTGGAAAAAGAAGGCTGGTCGGTTCGCAGCGGCTTCCCGGTTGGCTGCATTGACCGACTGTTCAACGGCACACTGGTCTTCGGCCACCACACGGGCAACCAGGTGGGCCAGAACGAACCGGCAGGCTTGTTCGTGTTGAGCGGCACACGGGCCATGGGTGGAACGATTGTGCAGGATGAGTACAAGCCTGGCGATCCGCCAGTGTCGGTGTACGAAACAGCGTGGCACGACTTCGGCGACGCACAGGTCAAGAAGCAAGTCCAGTACATCACCCTGTGGATTATGACCACAGGCAGCGTTGCGCTTGTTGTTGATGACTTCAAGGACTTTGAGTATGAACCCATCGGCACCAACAACGTCTACCTTGCCCAGCCGCCCGACGAAAACCCACAAGCGGTCTACGGCACAGCGATCATCGGTTCGGACACATGGCAAGACACCCGCCTTGCGCCTATTCGCATTGCGGTTGCTCAGCGATCATGCAGTTGGTTCAAGTTCCGTTTGACCACGACTGATGATCTGGTGCTGGTCGGCTACGAGCTGGAGTACACGGCGCGCGGCACCAACGTCATCGCAGGACGGACCACATGAAACAATGGACCCAGCACGACGCGCGTAATGCGCAGACCGTTGAGGCCGAACAGTTCAACGCGGAGCATCAAGCCTTCCGTGGCCAGATGGTCGGTCTCGATCGGTCGCAGTTGCCAGAAGGAGCGCTTGCTCAAACGCAGCTTTCTCCAGCTTGCTTGCACCAGTGCTACTTGTTCAATCTCTGGAGCACTGGCGTCATCGGCGCTGCTGGCGAGCAGACCCGCTACCGCGCCGCAGCCGTTGACACCCGGCCCGAACAATGGCGCGCAATCAACTATCGCAACTTCGGATCGGGCTGGTTTACCTGCTTCGAGACCACGCTGCAGCCGTTCAAGGGCGGCAATCTGCTATGCGAATGGTACGGCAACTGCGCCATTCAGACCGGGTTCAACGAAACGTACAACACGACCTTCGCAGGCGGTGGCCAGACGGGAGCGCCCAATGAGAAGTTTCTCGGGCTGCGCATCATGTACAATGGAGCCATCGTTGCTGAGCGTATCGGACCCGCCAAGGCCATGGACCACTTCATGATCTCTGGCGCGCAGCAGATGCCCAGCGGGCCGGTCACGTTGACCTTGCAGGCAAAACCTGGGCCTGCTGGGCCCGATGATCCAGTCACCGCGTTTGGCTCGCCGCAACTGCTCATGCAGTGCCACCTCTTTGCCAATCGCGTGTTCGCAATCGGACGGTTCCGATGAGTCGCATTGTCCGCGCTCCAGTTGACGCAGGCGAAGTCATCGACGACAGCGTGCTCAACGCTACATACAATGACTATGCGCAGACAGGAGCGATTGACGAGAACAACGTGCGCGACCAGGCTTTCGACCTGCCGCACCTCAACAATGTCTCAATCGTCAAGTTCAGCGCGGTCGCTTTGCTCGGCGACGCGAACATGCTGCACACAGCGCCCTTGGTCCAGTACCCATCTTCGACGGCGTCACCTCCTATAGTCACAAGCGTCAGCAACGCGGCAGGCACGCCTACGTTCCTGAACTTCGGGCCAGGCGGCTGGCCGATGGTGGGTGGGGACGTGTTGCGCGTGTGGTGGAACTTAGGTGTGGTCAGCTTCATCGGCATGGCGCCCCCGACTCCGTACCTGAACCCTGGGGCAATGGGCCAGTACACGCTTGAAGACAGAGCTGCAGGCCCAAGCCACATCGTGACAGATGGCTTCCATTGCTGGCTTGCTTACCTGCAATGGGACATCACCAGCAACGCATTGACCAACTGGGTAGCGGTGAGTGGGCAGATGGACCCAGAACTCGGCGTCAAAGGCACGGCCAAGGATGGATTTGAGCTGGAGCGCCTCGCCGCGGGCACGGTTGTGTCGCCTTATCAAGTCACTTCGGATGGCAACGCGAGAAACGGGAAGGTGAGCACTACGCTGTCGACGCAAGCGCATGGGTGGTACGCACCGTACGGCATGTACTGCTTCACCACCAACATCGCGCTAACCGTGTTTGGCGTGCGCCTTGTGATTACCGGGCTGCTGCACCCGTTTTTCAACCCGGCGGGCAACCAGGAAAACTTGCTGGTCTACGACTACACGCAGGGCGACGCGCTGTATTTTTTGCTCGCGCGTGGCGGGCGCATGTCTGCTGTGCAGATGCGGAGGTCCTGAATGGCGTACAGCGCACCAAACGTCTTCGCCAACAACACCCCGCTTTCGGCAACTGCGGTCAAGGGCAACGACGACGCGCTTAGAATCTACCTGCACGAAGGAGTGGCCGGCGCCGATTTGCTGTCGGCGGCGTGGGTGCAGACTCGGCACATCCAGCAGCCCGTAATCGACGCATTTTCGGGCGTGCAACACGGCGTCACCGGCTACCAGGGCAGCCAATGGGACGGAGGGGCGCTAGTCCGCTGCCAGTTCGGGTCGGCTTTCCTAACGGGCAAGCGCTACGGCAACACCGACACCGAGAGCTGGGAAGTTGTGCCGCAGACCACGTTCTCTGTAGATCTGCGCCGCCAAGCTACAATCATCTTTCATTGGTGGATGGAGTCCGCCAACGGCCCCGATAACGGTGACCGATCGCTCGGTTCCGATGCCCACATGTGGGTGACGGAATACTCAGCCAGCTCTTTGCTTGCAGGAACTGGCGTCAAGTCAATCATCCAGCCTTATTCCCAGGAAGTCGTGCAAAGCTACAATGGATGGCAGGCCAACAATCCGCCAGGGGGGCCAGCAACTCCTTACTCCATTCTCGGCTGGGGCAACATGAGCGGCGTCAAGGTCTTCACTGGGACCGACAAGCTGGCAGTCGGGCTGGTGCATTTGAGCACCATCGACCGCAGCGCGATCGTCAATTGGGGCATCAGCCTCGAAGTCTACTACTTGTGAGGTGAAGCATGGCTCTTCCCCTTTTGGCGCTTCCGATCGCAATGGGCGCGGCGTCCGCTGGTAGCGCCATCGCGCAGTCAGCAGCCGCACGGAAGCAAGCTGAAGCGATGATGCCAGGAGCGTTCCAGCGTCGGCTGAACCGACTGCAGGCGCGCGAAGCTGAAGGCGAGCTCGGCTTGACGGAGAGCCAGCGTGCCTTGATGGAGAGCACGGGCGCAGCGCAGCGTGCTGGCGCGATGGCCGACCTGCAAGCGCGGCAACTGCAGCAAGCACAAGCCAACAGCGCGTACACTGGACGCGACCTGTTCATGCAGGACTTGGCGCAGCAGGATGCACAGCGCCGCGCGTTCAGCGAGCAGCAGCGCATCATTGCGCAGGCCGACCAAGAAGCGCTGGCCCGCAACGAGCAGCAGCTTCTTGAGTTGCAGCAGCGCGCGGCAGACGCTGAAGCCGCCCGCAAGATGGCCAACCGCCAGCTTGTCGCCGACCTGTTCGGCGCAGCAGCATCGACCGCGGGCACCGTCTATGGCGCTCAACAGATGCAGACCGGCTTCAACCAGATGATGAACGCAGCAGCAGGCAGTCAGCAGATGCGCGATGCACAGGCGCAGCTGTTCCAGGCGCAGGCAGCGATGCAGATGGCCCGCGCGTTCGGCCCTCGGAGGTAAACCATGCCCTTGCCCCCGTCAGCGATTCCTGCCTACCAGCCCCGTTCGTTCTTGGGCCCAGGCCAGACGGCCACGACCAGGGCGTTGGAGCTTTACTTCCGCTATCATCCGGCGGTCTTCAAGATGAAGACCTTTGATCTGCTACGCGAAGACGAGCAGTTTCAAGCGCAGAGCGATGCGGAGAAGCGCAAGCTGCTGAGCCAGGAGTTGAGCCAGATCGACGGGCTGTTGGCCCGCTATCGGTCAACCGGCGCTGGACCCAGCGGCATCGGTGCAGGTGCTGGTCGGCGCATGGCGGCAGGTGCTGGAGGTGCGGGCGGTGCTGCTGGCGGTGCAGACGGCGATGTGCTCGACTTCATCGAGGGCATGACGGGCAACGAGGTCAAGCGTGCCGAGATTGCGGCTGAAGCCGGAGTGCGCGCACTCCGCGACTACGACAAGCTGGTTGAGATTCCGCGCCCATACGCGCAGTTCGCCGCAGAGTTCCTGTCAGGCATGGACCGCGGCCAGGCGATCGGTCGGATGGCGCCAGCACAGCTTGTGCAGGACATGGAGCTTGCGTTTCTTGACGCGCAGCAACGATTTG